GTGATGTTTTCTTTCTCAGAAAAAAACGTTTTAGATTTTGGCATTTCTATTGCATGGTTTCGCATTGCTTCGGCTCTTGCGTGGCTTACTGTGCGGTTGCGTTGTGCTACTTCTTTGTGTCCTTTGCGGTTGTTGCATTGCGCGCAACACGGTTGCAGGTTGTCGAGCGAGTGATCGCCGCCGTTCATTAACGCAACGATGTGGTCAACGGTGTCGGCTGGTCGGCCGCAATAGTTGCACGTGGGTTTGCCTTGCAAAATGATTGTGCGGTTGCGTTTGTATTCTGGGTTGCTGTGTTCTTTACCCATTGCTACCGCGCCGCAAGCGGCTTGCTCTCGTTTGCTGTTGTTGTTGTTGCATATCGGGTTTGCCTTTGTGTCGGTTTGTTAAGTGTATGTCATCTGTATGTGTGATTACAGACAAAGTGATGATGCTCTACCCATCGGGCTGCCTCAATCCGATTACCTTGCACATCTAGTCGATTATGTTTACGACTCGCCCCAACGCTTAGCACATCGCCTTTTGTGTTGCAGGTTTTGTGCGCGCTGGTCTAACTGCGTTACCGCAGGTCATCCAACCGCGATGCGACTCGCTTAGGTATCCGGTTACTAGCCGATTGTGTTGCGTTTAGTGACGTTTCTTATCTGACCTAACCATCAAGATTGCCCATATTGTTATTACGGCAAGCAAACCCCAAACTGTGCGACTCATGGCATCTCCCTGCGTAACGCTTCATGCGCTAGTTCTAGCTCATCGGTCAGGCGTTCTACCTCGCGCTGTAGCCAATCACGCTCACGCGCAATCGCGCTCATGTGATCATGCAAACGGTTGTATTCCTCGCGTGGATCGTTCATTTCTTTAGCCCATCTATAACGGCTGAACATTGCCCAGCGGTAAGTGTCTCTACAACGACATCATCTACCTGCAATAGTTTGTGGATGTAATCGAGCAGCTGCAGATCATCCCAGCCCTTGCCACGTGCTAATGACTTGAGAAACCCAATCTGCTTCGGTGTAGCACTGCCGTGACTATCTGGTTTAGCCGGCGCACTGTTAATGCGGTTGACTTTTTCCATTTCGGTTACTGATGCACGCTCGCCTGTGTGCCCAATGCGGCTGTTACTGATCGCACGGCCAATAGCGCTGGTTTCGCAATTCTCTAAGAAACTAGTTTTGTTTACAGGGCTGTTGCCAAACACTTCCTCTGCATAGCCTGTAGCGATTAGTCGGTCATCGTTGTTGTAGCACTCTGCGCGCATGATGATTGTTGAGCCGTCATAGTGGTGGATTGACGTGATAATGCGGCCGTCTGGGTATTCTGCCCACCAGCGCACTAAGCGTTGTGCAACGGTTTCGTACAGGCTTAAGTCAAAGTGTGCCATTAGCAAGCCACCCAGACGATTGCGTTACGGCCGTACCGTGTTTTACGGCGTGTGCCGCTGTCAACAATGTAGGCATCTCGATGCAGACCGTTGATGCGAGCTGACACAGACTGTGCAGGTAGTTCTAGTAGCACGCTTATTTCGTCTGCTGTCATGCCTTTAGCCTCTGTGCGTCCAGCCCACTTAATCCAAAAATGCACCAGTTCGCGTTGTTTGCCTGCGTGTGGTTTGGCTGCTTCGCCTGCTTCGCGTGACGTGTCCGGTGCGTTGTGTGCGATTGCTACAGACGGATGATTAAGCGCAACTTGCGTGCGTTCTCCAGCCAATCCCAATGTGGTTGTAAACATTTCTAGTTGATCACTCATGTCGGGTTCTTTCTCTTAGTCGGGTTTATTGGTTTTACCTTAGTACACGCTTTTAGGTTGGGGTGTAACCATAAGACTTTTTCTGGGTTGTGCCTGTACCTTGTGCCGTGCATTGTTAAACCGCATAATTTACAAGGCGCGTATAACATTTATGGCCGCCTTTAGCACGCTGGCATTAAAACGATTTGCATCACCGCCGAGTGTCATAAACGCGTCATACATTACAACCAATTCATCTAGCAAGATCGAGTGGTCTGGCTGTTCAGGTTTCGGCACGTGGTTTGGTCTAAAGATGTCATCTATAAATTCTTTAAACACTTTGTTGTATTTGTCTGAATAAGTTTCTGGGTACATTTGTCGGGTCTCCTCTGTTATGCCTGTTTCAGGATATGGAATATCAGCCATATGTGCTTGACCATGCTGACCAGCCGACCATACGGTAAAGGTGTAGCGCGGCTTTAATGTTCACATCTGGGTAAAACAGATTGTCGAGTTTTGTAATGATGCCAGCCTCAATTAGCCACGTTTCGTGTACGCCGTTTATTTGCAGCAAACCTCGACTTCCACCGTTTGAGTCTTTACCGTTCCATGCCAATGGGTTGCAGCGCGACTCGCGAAACATGACACGCGCCAACACTGGTGCTTGATCTGCTGGCCAGCCTGCCGTGATTGCATCTGCCACGTACTCTGCACAGCCTTTTGGCACGGTGGTGGTTGTAGCCGGCGCAGCTGTCGTGGTGGGCACAATGCTTGTCAGGGTTATGGTTTGTTGCCCTGTGGTCTTTGGCAGGCTGTCAGGCGCTTTGTGAGCGTCCCAGAGCAGGGTTAAACACGCTAGACCGCTAAGTGCCCATGCGCCTAATTTGATCGCTAAATAGGTCATTTTTTCTCCAATTGGTAAGGGGTTTGCCATGAGTCACCGATTGCGTCTTTAAACGCAATTTGTGCGTGTAGCACTTTGTCGGTCTCTGGGTCACGAAATATCTGTACAAGCACGTGTTGTTGGCTGTCCATGATGGTTGTGTAAACCTCATAAATGTATGTTTTTGCGTCTGCCATAATGCATCTCCTATCGTCGGTGTTTCCACCATAGGGCATTACTGTGGCAATTCGGTGAATACCTTTTTAAACGCTTGCTGTATAAGGTTTGCAGGTTGCTTGACAAACATTGGTGAAACCTCTACGTGCAGCCAATCGCCACCCGGCGCACCGTGTATTTCTGGCTTGCTGTACGACTTCCACGCTTGACGATCACAACGCCAGCCGCGCCCAAACGCTTTAGGGAAATAGTCAAGCACGCACTCAACACCTAGTTCATTTGCGTGAGCAATGACAATGTTTAAAAACGCAATTGCGCCTTTACGGTTTGCCAGTGGGTATTTCTCTGACGGCCTGTACGACAAGTCAACGGCTCGACCAGTGGCATGAACACTTAAGTTTGCAGAGCCGCGCATATCGCGTACACCCCAACTGCCGTTATTCCACAGCGCGCCGTTGCTGTACTTAATTGCTTGACGTATCCACTCATCCATGCCGGGTATCGGGCCTGCAGCTGCGCCGTCACTGTTACCTGTGTATGGCCGTGAGTTAATTACTTTAGGGTTTGCAGGAATAATGGTCATGGTGCTGTAACTGGCTCTGCTGGTTTGCGCTTGAGTCCGTTAGCGGCAACAAGGCCAGAGAGTGTGCCAGTCATAAACACTGTAAGTGTTGAGAGCAAGTCAATGAATTGTGCGTCATTAGGTGATTGCTCTAATGGCTGGGTAACAAACAACAAGCCGTACACAAAGCCGATAACGGTGATTGCAAACGTCACGGCAATGGTGCAACCGACAAACACGATCATGCGCGCGTGTAGGTGTTCTATTTCTGATTTTTCTTTAGTCATTAGTTACCCTTTCGCATTGTGTCATTGTCGAGCATCGTGTCATTGGGCCTGTTTTAGGCGCGTTTTGGCGTGTTGTTTCGCAAGCGGTCAGGACAAGTGCAAGCATGACGCTAGCCAAAAGTAAGCGCGGTTTCATTGGCTGTAGTTTCTAGGGTCATGCTGGCCCGACATCCTCGACTAACAAAAATGTTGGCAGGGTTGCTACTGATTGGAAAGACACGCTGCCACTGCCACCAGCGGCAAGCGAGCCGACAAGTTTTAAGGTTATTGAGCCTGCGGTAAATGTGCCGATATAAAGGCCGTTAATTGTTGCGCCTGAACTTGAGTTAATTAAGTTAGTTGTCGCGTACTGCAAAATAGTTGCGCCGTTGTTTAAAGTAACTGTTCCGCCGTTGCCTGCACTTGTGCACGTTGCGTAAGTTTGGTAAGTGACTTTGTAGTTTCTGTTGGCAATTGCAGTGAAGGTAACTGTTGCGCCTGATAAGTCAACTGCCGTTGTGACGCCAGATTGAGTCATTGCAGTTGTTTTTGCTAATGCCACAGTGCTAAAACCAAAAGCGTTTTGCTGTGCAGCTGTGAGAATTGCCCCACTAACAAAAGTTGTGTTTGGTGAAATAGCCATACGGTCTCCTTTAAAAACTCAACAAGTTGTTGTCAAGAGTACCAAAAATTGCATCGTTGAGTGTGAGATACTGGTTTTGATCTGTACTTTCAAATGTGTACGAGATGATGTGGCTGCCGGGTCTAATGTTGTGAGATACGCCAGAGACGATAAGAGTCTGGGTTTCTGTGGCTGGTGTGCCTACAACAAAGTTTTTAACCACACTGCAAATACTCGTTAAATCAAGTGTTAGCGCAATGTTTTGATTGGCTGATGACAAGGCCGTTAATTGTGTTGATAGACCAGTAAAGCGCAATACAGGGTCTTTATATTTGCCTAGTAGGTAGTTGCCTAAGCCGGCTACTTCTGTTGTAGTGCTGTTTAGCAAATTAGTCAGGGCGTATTGTTGGGCTTGGTACAAAGCAATGCTGTTTGCGTTGCTAGTGGTCTGTACGCCGCCTGCAGGCGATTGAGTGATAATGTAGTTGTATAGCAGCTCATCGCCGAACTGGTTAACGAGTGTTTGGTATGGCAGACCTGTGCCGTCAGTGTTAAAGGTTGCGCCCGCTACAGGGTTAAGGACGCTTGTGCGGCCCTTAAATGTCAGTGTGCCGTTCGCTGACATAAACAAATAGCCTTGCTCGCTTGTATTGACTTGCTGCAAATAGTTAAGGCAAACTGTGTCTTGATCTATGGCATATGCGCCTAACGTAGATGACCCTGTATCTATAGATCGAGCGCCCTGATAGTTAATTTCTGTTAAATCCAATATCGTGTTAATGCGTGTGCCAGTGGCTTGCGCTGATGGTGTTACTGCGTTTAAAGCTTGATTTGCTAACACAGTAAAGTTGTCAGCGCATGACGCGTACATCATGTCTTTGTTGCTGATGTCGTAATCTAAATTCCAGTCTGTTACCAAACCTGTGTAAATCGGTATGCCGTTGGCAAGAATTTGCACCGGGCATCTTGGCAACACAAACGGGTAGTAAGGGCTATCTGTGTTGCTTGGGTTAAGCACTTCTGTTTGGTTGTTAAATGCAATTGTGGCTGTGCCAGCGTTAAATTGGTCTAGTTGACGGTTACGGCCACGTGTAATGTTTACTGACTCAACAATGCTTGTAAGGTCAACCATTGTTACTCCGCCTAATGTGCCTCGACCAGCGGTATCTAACACACCGTAAAACGAGTCGTTTAACTGGAACGGTGTACCAAACCCTGTAGTGGATTGGAAACCCACAAGCACTTGCATTACTGGCACGGTCATGCAGCTGCAAACACCTGACCGCTTTGACGTTCTGCTTTTTGAATTGCTGCAATAATGTCTTGACCTATTTGCGCTGGCGTGGAAACTAAACCTGCGTTGACCGTTATGCTCATGCCACCAAAAAAATCACCAATTTGTCCTTGTGTGTCAATCGTTTTTTGACCGCCGCCGCCTTTGAAAATGCTTCCTTTACCTGCACTGCCGCCACCAGCAACACTTGGTAACGGTGCTGCTGGTACTGGCATAGCCGGCATTGTCGTACCTGTTACTGGCATACCTGCACGCTCGCTAACACCAGAGAAACCGCCACCTGTGTTACTACCGCCAATACTGCCCAAACTTATTGTTGGCAACGATGGAATATCGCTAAACGGGTTAACCAGGTTCATGCCTTTAATAATTATGTTTATTGCTTTTATGTACGAGTTTGCAAATACTTCAAAACCACTTATAAGGCCATTAAGCACGCTGTTGACAATTGTGCGAAATGTTTCAAATTTGTTGTACGCGTAAACAATGCCGACTACTAGCGCCGCAACACCTGCTGCAATTGCCGTAAATGGATTAAGCGCCATAGCAAGGTTGACAGCCAAGATCGCTACAGAAATTGCGGTGATTGCACCGGCAACAGCCAAAAATGCGTCAGGATTTTTTTGTGCCCAATCAGCAAACTTTTGCAAAATTGGTAAAACTTTTTCCACAACTGGCAACAAGGCTGCGCCAATTGACTCTTGCGTTTCGTCAAGCGAGTTTTTAAGTATTTTAAATTTGCCTGCTGCCGTGTTTGCTGCGGTTGCAGCTGCACCACCAAACGTTCCGCTTAGTACCTGCATAACTTCTTCAAGACTTGCCCCGTCTTTGATCATGGCTTTAATTTCTGGTGACAAGGCTTGTAGGCCTTTCATGTTTCCGCCATAGGCACGAGCTAATGCTTCGCTAACTTCGCCAAGTGACTTGTTTGAGCCGATTGCAATGTCTTGTGCCAATGTCAATGCTTTAGTTGCTGTGGCAATGTCCTTTGTGCCAGTAACAAGCACGGAAAGCGCTGGCCGTAGTTCGCTGTCTGCTGTGCCAGTAGCCCTTGACATAACGCTTATCATGTCCTCGCTGGCTTGCACTTGTGCTTTAGTAGCACTTGTGACATTTTTAAGAGTTAACGCCAATTGTGCTTGTTGCGCTTCGTCCTCTGCAGCTGCTTTTACAGCCAAAGTCAATGCGGCTGTTACCGCGCCTAATG